TGAGCAAACTGACCACCGGCACTCAACAGAGAGCCTGCGCCCATTGCGCCCATGAATACTGGTGCTGCTGCCGCTGCCATTATGAATCAATCTCCACAATCATATCTAAAGGGTTGAAAGGGTAAGGCCCTTCTTGGCTCATTGTAACATAAGCCTCTACAGACCACCCGCTTAAACGGACATCAAAACGCCCGCTTCTTATCTCATCATCGGTCTCGGGAAAAACCAAATTCTCACCGTTAACTGTCACACCTTGAGAGTCTAATAAATTACTCGAAACCGAGACGATACGTTTAGGCTCGCCCGCATGAGGGCCATCTTGTAACGTCACATTCAAAGGCATTGTAGTTAAGGTGGGGGCGTATGAGTAACCAACAACCCAATCCGTTATTGGGTCAGGTAGGGTGACACTACCGCCCGAGATTGTCAGCCCCTCATAAACCGCCCCCGAAACTTTATCAATAATTACCGCATCACTCCCATCATATCGGGTAGGTACGGTTAACGTAGTCGAACTCGCTTGAGTCCCGCTTGCATAGTGGTCTAAATACTCAGAGCCAATCTTAACCAAGGTCATATTGGTATCTACAGTCGTGCCCGTCTGCCTATCTACAATCATGTAGACATCAGAGCCAAGGGTTACAACATCAATAAAAATACCTGTGACATTATCGCTCTCACCCGTGGTAAATGTAGTCCACGCCAACACCCCTTCACTCTGAAGGGTGTTTAATACAGCCATGCTCCCACCGGTAACGGTGTATAAATAGACTGAATCTGAATCTTGACTAGCCGGAGCTGCCGCCATACGGTCAGGAAAGTTAACCACGTTATCAGCCAACATACTCAAGCTATTAGCTGTGTAAGCCTTCTCAGCATTTAAGAAGACGAAATTTCTTACAGCGCCGCCGCCATCACTTGTGCCACCCGTAATACTTCGAGTGGTTGAACGGCCTTTCTGACCAAAGATAACCTGATTATCCAAAGAGACTACATTCGACCCATAAATCGAACCAAACTCACTTTGCTGGGGAAAGGCTACGTTAGTGGGTGTTACAGGAATCTGAGGGCAGTAATACTCACTACTCTCGGTAAACACACACAAGTGCCTATCGGAGTAAACATTCACAATCCCTGAATTACTAGAAGTCTCAAGAGTTACATTAATCGCCTCATTATCTAAAGAGCGGAAGTTCCTGAAATCAAAATACTGACCGATACGACTCATCCAAATAGTCTGAGGGCGAGATGGCGAGCCACCGAACACCAATCTATTCTCATGAAAAGTTACAGTACCAGGCCATCCACGTGTAGCACTCCACACATCCTCAGTGCGAGGTACGCCAACCACAGTATTAGTAGCGGCAGATGCAGGGGGTGCGGCAGCAGTAAGCTCAGGGATAGCTAATACAGCGTCATAGTCTTTAGCAGCGCCACCGGCAAATGTAATCTCGTAAATAGCGGGAGCAGCATCAAACACGACAGTAATATCGCCCGAGAAGTTATTTAAAATCTCTTCACACGCTTTCTGCACATTTGTAGCTGTGTAAGCCGTAGCTGTCTCTACAGGGTAGGCGCTAGACTGAATGCCATCTATCTGTATTCTCCATGTGTCACCCCCTTGGCCAGCAGGAAGCGCAACAGTCCACACCGCACTCGTAGGGGTCGGAGAAGAGGCATCATCGAAATCAAACTGAGGGATGTTATCCAAAGTGATCGTGGTAACAGTCCATGTGGTCGCAGATGTACTCGTAATTAAGATGGGTGCGTTAAGGGGGTTAACCATAATAATCCCATCAGTAGAGATTACATAGTCAAATTCACGATCAGACCAACCTGTGATAGTGAAGTAGTCATTACCAGATCCATTAATGTTAGTCTGCTTTACATCATCTTGATAGACAGCTACACGAACATCACCCGCGCCATTTGAATACAAAACCAAAATATATTCATCAAACGCAATCAATCTACGCGTCCAATCTGACAAAGTTCCGATGTCTATATCATCAATATACTCAAGACCAAAGCGCTTAACCACACCACCTTGAGGCTGAGTTAAAACATTATCAGCAACACTCAGCCCCTTATAGTACTGAGCCAAGTCATAGCGTGAACCCATTTTAGGGGATAACACCCCTGAATTGAGTGAAGAGATAGCCTGAAACGACCTCATGCGTATTGAAACTCGTTACTACTGCCGGAAAGGTGAGCATCCAAAAACGGACTACTTGTTAATGGAAGTGCAGGTCTATTCATTGAATCAGCAGTACGAGCGACATTAACTTGCTCAAAGTACTTGCGCTCAAAGGTAGCATTCAACTCTTGCTTGTCAGTCACAGCAATCGCGCCATCAGCCGCTAAACGGTAGACCATTAACTTAACAAAGTAGGGAGGCCAAGTAGATTCATCCGGCCTAAAGATATAATCAATATCCAACTCAGATAGATTTGAGTAAATTTCTTGCTCAAAGATTTCCCAATCCGTGCCCTGTGGTCGGACAGTTTGCATCATAAGGAAGTCAGCGGGAATATCGTATTTATATTGATATTGATTTAATGGGTCAGGAGATGCGTTTAAAACTAGCGTGCCTTTCTTCATAGCAAAGCGCCAGTAATTCTCCGTCAAGACAGCCTCTACGGTCTGCTCATAAATCTCATTCATTGTCTTAGCCCCATTGCCAGGGTCAGAGAATGAAGTTATTGCATTATCACCTAGAAGCTTTAAAGCTTGTGAGGCAATTTGTACATCAGTGAATGCCATGAAATTACCTATAGAAAGAATGCCTCCCCCGAAGGGGAGGGCTTAAGACTTATGCGAAGTCGTTAGCTTCACCAACTGTAGCAGCACCCGCAGTTACAGACATCTTCAGGAAAGATGTTGCATCAGAAGCGCTAGCCAAGATAACTGAACCATCTTGCAGACCCAGACCGCCTGTAGTAGCAGCAGCGTCATCAAAGTAGTTAGCACCTTTAACAGTAGCCAAGTTGTCAGCGCTTGAGTTATAAACAAAAACACGTGAACCATTGCTGTTAGCCAGAGAGCTAAGAGGAATAAAATTTTCTGCTTCAAAAGCCATGATAAACCTCCTTATGACTCATCAACGCCAACTGTTACGATGCCTTCAGCGTCACGTGCAACAGCACCCGCTTTATAAACACCATTACACAGCCAAGACGTTTTCTGTGGTACGTAGTTAACTTCAGTACGCGCATCCAAGTTGACAGCGATACCCAAAGCAGCCTTGTGATAAGCCAAGCAAGTACGGTCACTACCAGACAGCGGCAAACCACCCTCAGCACGATCCTCAATCATCTTCCAAGTGAAACCCATGAAAGTATTGATCTCACCACTCATCAACAGACGTACAGAGTTGTAATCCTGTGAAGTGATAGTAGTATCGTTCAAGATGTCTTGCAGAGCAGCAGGAGAATGTACAAGCGTACGCTCCATACCAGGAACCGCGTCATCATTCAGCAGCTTGCTAGCTTGAGTGATCTTAGCCAGAGAAAGGCCAGTACCACCGGGAGCAACAATCTTAGTTGTACCTGAGTTAACAGCAGCGTCAATAATCAACTGGTCATCACGGCGGCCAAGAGCCATTGCGATGGTTTTAGCCAACTCAGCACGCTCATCGAAGTTAACTTCAGCTTGGTCAAATATATCCGTATACTCTGGAGCATTCCAGTTTTCCATTGTGGCAGTTTGACGGCTATGGGTAATGTCCATAGGGGTAACGTCAGCTTGCGAAGCTTTTTGGTTAGCAATACCTTTACCCATGCGAGTAAATTTGTATGCTTCACCTTTAACGCCAGTACGTACAGTGACAGTATCGCGAAGTGTTTTAGAACCTTGGTAGGCGTGTTTTACTTCACTGTCAAATTCGGTAATGGCTGCATCAGAAAGAAATTTAGACATTTCTAATCTCCATTAAAGTTTAACAAAAGGTTTCTGCCTTACTTCGCTGGAGTGTCCTAATACAAGGGGCCAGCTATGTTTAGCTAATCCTATCTGTATTAGGGCCTTGGATAAGGGTATCCTAGATAAGTGTTACCATTATACACTAGATTTACTAAAAGTAACACCTATGCTCGAGTAAATTCAAAAGCTATAGAAGTGTCCGCCAATCCAGGGCCGCCATCACGCTCATGCTCAAATGCTAGATTAACCACTTGATTAGTCGGCAAAGCATTAACAACCGTCAGCGCATCATAGAAATAGTTGGCTGATCCAGTTTGGTTGTTTGAATCTTCATAGTAAACAGTAGAGGTATCAGCATCAATAATTCTTACCTTGTGAGTCCTGTTACCACCTGAGTTTTGACGATAGCCCACAGTGAATGCATTTGGCGTATCGGTAGTCGTATCAATCTGAAGATAACCAATGTTATCCCAATTATTAGGAGTATTTGCAATACGGGAGAATGTAGCTAGGTAATCAGACCCTTCTGCCCATGTCCCATAGTTAACCCCGTTTACTTGGCACGAAAGAGATGCTGCGGGGTCAGGAATAAATGACCCGCTCAACTCATAAATCTCACCAACCAACCTAGCTCCGGCAGCTACAGTCAAATTACCACTTATGGACTTTATATCAGCGTAGGTAGCGCCGCCATTAAGCGTAACAGAACCAAAAAGAGCCTCGACATTCATCCCTACAACACCGCTTGTTACCACAGTGCTGCCAACATGGGAGTCCATTCTATAAACAGCCCCACCTGACACATGTGCAATATCGCCCGTGTAGCTCTGAGCCTCATATCTTCCATTAGGAGAGCTGTGAGTAATGTCGCCATTAATCTCCTGAGATTTAACTTGCGTAATTGCAGCCCCGCTTGAATCAATGTTTCCATCAATAATCTGACACTGTATTTGAGCCTCGCCTAGATTCTCAATATTACCTTTCATTACTGAGCCGGTAAATGTCAGAACCCCTCCGACTTTGACATCAATAGCCAAATCAGTTCCCATTCTTATATCGGGAATCAAGGCCACAAGCTTGCCATTTACAACCTCAATACCTTTGTTGCCAGTTCCATTTTGTGTAAGCGCAGAAGAATCAACCACAAGCGCGGCACTTGTGTTACTTGTATTGTAATAAATCCCTGTACAGCCTGTAGGTGACGAGCCGGTAAAAATATTACCTAAATTAATCTCATTGACTTGTAACCTGCGCGGTGTGCCCGATGAGGTGTAACTGATAGCAACTGAATTATCCCCGTTTACAGCTATCTGCCCAATATCACAAAAAACATCACTTGAAGTTCCACTAATATCATAGCCGACACAAGACTCTCCATTAGTGAATACACCAAAAGCGACAAGGGAGGTTTGGTCTTTACTATCAGCAGAGACAGCAGAGACACCATTTACGCCAGGAATAGTGACAACAGATGCTAGGCGAACATAACCCGTAGTAGGGAGTGAGCAAAAACCTGTGATGCTAGAATCTTCACAGTTAACCCTGACAAAATCACCAAAACTAATCCCTGAAGACTCTAAATACCGCGCTCCATCAAGGCCGCGAATAAGTACAGGGTCTTCCAGTGTAGGGGTCTCATTTACAGCGTTTGTATTTGCCTGTGAGAGAGTTGTTACAGGGTAGCTCTCAGAAAAGCCGGTCAATAAATCATTGCCACCCGAGGAAATAAATACAATGCGATTGCGGTCAGATAAATAAGAACAAGTCATTTTACATAATACCCCGATAAAGTCTCATCCCATATAAGCGTAAAAGATAGGCCGCTAGGGATTGTGTTAGGCTGATTTTCAGGTGTAACAGATAATGTAACCACCGAATCAGCCGCGTAAATTGTCACCTCCCTCGGCAAGCCATTGGGAATAGTTATAGTCCTAGAGCCTGTTACCCTTAAGCTTGTATCGGTCTCCAAAACTGTATAATCTTCATCAACGGTTTTAGAATTGCTACCATTAGGCTGCGAACCCAAAACAACCACGCCACCTGATACTTCAAATACACCCAAAAACTCTCCGTCATTGCATACTGCATATAGCAAATCACCAGTATCAATTTCATTAATCTTCGTAAGAAAATAATCGTTCGCGGTAATATCCGCATAACTATCATCAGTAAAAAAAAAATAAAAACGAGGCGCAGACGAATTAGCTT